TATATAATATAGATTATAGAATAATGGTTATCTTTAAAGTTACGCATACAACATCAGGACGGGTCTACGTCGGCTATTCAGTCAATGACTCTACCTCTTATCTAGGCTCTGGCCGCTACATCACCCATGCGCTTAAGCAGTTTGGCCGGGATGCATTTCATAAAGTGACACTTGAGGAGTTTCAGGCTGATGCAAGCCTAACTCTAATAATGGAGAGACTTGAGTACTGGATTCGCTATCATAGAGCAGACGACCCAAAGCACGGTTGGAATGAGAGCATTCAGGAACTTATTCCGGCTAAGAAGAGGCTAACTAAAAAGCTACAGGTTCTTCTTACTGAGATTGATGAGGCACAGTTAACCGCAATCATTCTTGAAAAGTCAATGGAGCAGGGCAAGAATCCTATCTCAATTTCAAAGTACGTAAGACATTTATTAGTTCAGCATATTGTAGAGGAAACAAAGACAGAAAATCAATTCAAAATAAAATAGAAACATGAGCAACGAATACGAAGAGAGCATTAAAAAGGAATTTGCTGAGCGTGAAGGCATAACCGAAGTCACCACTGATAGTAAGGTCACTGACCTAGGACAAGTTGATAGTCATCGCATGCGCCGGGTTGATCCTGATGATCCAGAGGTAAAGCGATTAAACGAACTGGTTGGCTATATTAAACTCGACCTTGGGCTTTTACCATCTGGTGGTAGGTTCTATCGTGAAGACTTTGAAATCCATATCAGAGCAGCTAGAGTAGGTGAGATCCGCGACTTCTCTACAATGGAAGAGACTAACGTAAGAGACATTGATGAAAAACTAAATAGCATTATAGTACAGTGCTCTAGGATTATGTACGGCACACAGCGAGGATCATACAAAGACATCCTGGAAGAGGATCGTATCTATGTTATCCTAAGTATTAGAGAGCTCACCTTTAAGGAGGGAGAGCATAAGCTTATGATGCCAGTTAAGGATCGAGGATGTACGACTGGTACATGTAAGGCACAAGACAGTGTTGAACTTAAGACACAAAATCTGCAGTTTAATGAAGAGGATGAGGTGATAGCTAAGTACTATGATCCAGGGACCAAATCATATGCAGTTGAGACCAAGAATCATGGAGTCATTTATATGGCACCTCCGACAATTGGTGTTATGAGAGCAGTTACCGATTATGCTCGTAAGAAGGAAGAAGCTGGCCAGTCCTGGGATAAGTCAATGCTTATGATTCTGCCCTATATGCAGAGGGAATGGAGAGGCTGGGCAGAGAGAGAAATCTTTTCAGCTATCACTGAGTTCCAGGGATGGAGTGCCACCAAATACAGCTTGGCATATCGTCTAGCTGAAAAGATGAAAGTTGGAGTGAAGCCTGAGTTCACATTCCCATGTAAAAGCTGCGGTGCCGAGATCACCGTACCGCTTTCCTTTCCCGGGGGCATCAAGTCTCTATTCATTATTCAAGATCTCTCTTCTGAACTTCTTTAAGGTCAGAGTACTACTTATGGAGAAGCTACATGTTCAGCCTAGCGAGCTGGACAAGCTTCCCTATTATGAACTTGAGTACACAATTGAGGAGTATAATGAGATTCTTAAGGAGAGAAATGATAAGAGCGATAAATCTACTAATGCCGACCTTGATAAATACAATGCCGGTAGTATGATGAGTAAGGCGCAAGGTTCTCTAAAGGGAATTAAAACGCCAAGTATGCCATCTATTAGACTGCCTAAGTTCTAAATAAGCTCATATGAATGGCTGCTATTACTCTTGCTGACTTACTTAACCCTCTTATAAAGCTTGAGAAGAGCTTTGCAGCACAGACAAAAAAGCTGGATGAACTAGTTAAGGCAATTGCAATTGGAAATGGAGGCAAAAACATTAAGAGCCTAGATAAGGACATCCTAAAGGAACTTAAGACGCAGACCAAGCTCCTGGAGCAGATTGCCACCAAGTCAGGAGATCCTCTTACCGCAGTTAAGGCCGGCATTGCTAAAGCAAAAGGCGAGGTTGAAAAGCTAACTGAGGGTGGTAAGGCTCTTTCTGCATTAGGTATAGGCGCAAAGGATCTGGGCATAGGTCTAATGATACTTACCCTAGTACCTGCTAAGGTTATGACAAAGTTCACTGATTTTGTTGTAGGAATTGCCTCCGCATTTGACCAGGTTGATGTTAAAAAGCTTCAAAAGGGAGGTGAGGCAATTAACACAATGGGAGATGCAGTTTGGAACTTTACTAAAAAGATTGCATTTTCATCACTGCTAATACTGCCGTTTATACCTGTTCTACCTATTCTTATGCTAGCCGTTTACGGTGTAGGATTGGTTGTTGCCAAAATCGGTCAGATGAAGGGCATTAAGCAGGGTTCAAAGGCATTAAAGGATATCGGGTCTGGTTTAATTGGATTTGGTGTAGGCATTACTGCACTTGCCATTGCTTCGCTAATCATTATTGCCAAGCCAATGACGCTGCCAGTCATGTTTCTCACATTAGTTCTAATTGGAGGAGCAATTGCTCTATTAGGACTAGTGGCAGGACCTCTTAAACAGGGTAGCAAGGCTCTTAAAGATACTGGCATTGGATTAGCATCATTTGCAATAGGGGTAGGAGTCTTTGCCCTAGTAGCAACATTTATACCATGGGAAACGATACCTAAGATGGGTGCGATACTCTTGGTCGTTGGAGGAGTTCTTGCCATTATAGGTGCGTTTGCGGAGTATATAAAAAAGGGATCAATTGCTCTTGCCATTGCAGGCGGTGCACTTATTGCATTAAGTGTTGGTCTATTGGTCTTTAACTATGCAGTCTCTACACTAGGCGCAGGAGGCCTATTAATGATGACCGGAGTTTTAATAGGAATCGCCGTTGTATTTGGCGCGGCTGGCGCTGCATTACCTGAGATGATGGCTGGTGCACTTGCACTTGCTATGGCAGGTGTTGCTCTTATTGCTCTTGGTGTTGGTCTATTGGCATTCAACTATGCAGTTAGCACCATCGGCAGCATGGAAGATGTTGGTAAAATGGCCTTGGCAATAGGAGGCATTTCACTGGTCTTTGCAGCTGCCGGCTTAGCATCCTACCTTATACTGCCAGGCGCAATTGCACTTGCTGTGGCTGGAGTGGCTCTTATTCTTCTTTCAATTGGGGTTGCCGTATTTAGCCTAGTTTGGAGTATGGACAGTACAAAAGACCTGTTTGCAAACAGTGGTCAAAAAGGCATATTAGGTGGTCCTATGTCAAACTTTGAAGTGGCGATTACTTCTATTGCATACGGAATGGCTATTAACCCTATCACCGCTGGATTTATCATAATAGGATCGGCTGCCCTTATTGTAGCATCAGTGGCCTTAATGTTAACCTCATTAGGAGTTACTATGTTTGGCAAAATGTATGCAAAGGAGGAAGGTAAAGGTAAGGGTAGCATCTTTGCTGATCGCCCAGGCTATGAAGTAGGTGGCTTATTCGGAATTGGCACGAGGCCAGGCTCAAATCTTGAGTTTGCTGTAGAATCCATTGCTCGTTCATTTATGTTAAACCCAGTACAGGTTGCAGCAATGTACTCGACTGCGCCGGCCTTGATCATGGCAGGGTTTGCTCTTTCAAGTATTGCGGACGGAGTATCTGACTTTGTCAAAGTGATTGATAAGATAACTGACAAAGACGGTTTGGAAGGTGTGGCAAACAAGATCTCAACCACGCTAACCGTTATTTCACAGGCATTTGGAGCCATAGGTGCTGACTCATCGCCTTTAGGCCGATTAGGTGGTTCCCTATTGGCCGGTATGGGCATAAATGTACCTGGTACTGATAAATATAGTCCAGATGAGGTTAAGGCTGGAATAGCGGCCACTCGCGGTATGGGAGACATCCTGGTCAATGTGGCTAAAGGAGTAGCAGCATTTGCTACAATGAGATATGTCGACTCTAAAGGCAAAGAGGTTAAAATCGACTCAGACCAGCAAGCAAAGGCCATTGCTAACATCACTAGTGTTATGACTACTATACCACAAGCGTTTGGCTCTATTGGATCTTCTACTACATCACTTGGTAGACTTGCTTCTAAGCTTATTGAAGGGGCAACAGGTGTTTCAATCCCAACTACCGGCGAATACTCAGCCGAAGAAGTAAAAAGCGGTATTGAGTCAGTAGCCGGCATGGGTGATGTTCTAGTTGGTCTGGCCGCCGGTATTGCTGCATTTGCTAACGGTACATATAAAGATAGTGATGGTAAAACTCACCAAATTGACTATGCAGCCTTTGCTGAAGGCGGTGCATCCTTTATTGCAATAAAGGGTATCTTAACCTCTATCCCAGGTGTATTTGGCTCAATAGGCAAAACGGCTAGTCTTAAGGATAAAGCTGGGAACTTTATTTTTGGTGGAGACGGATCTACCGCAGAGGAGGTTAAGCGAGGGATTGATGCGGTGCAAGGCATGGGAGGCATCTTATCAGGAATTGCTGAGTTTCTTAAGGTTTTTGCCGAATCCAAAGGTGAAGCTGACCCTGTTAAGATCAAGGACTTTTTAAGCGGCATCATTACAGCTGTCACTGAGCTTGCCACGGCAAATGCCGAGACTGAGTCCGGCGGAGTAAAGCTGCTACAGGATCTATTTAATGCTCTTGCTAAGGCAGAAGATATGGCCGATCCTCTCGCTAAGGTTGCCGTTTCCGTTGATAAGATTAAGACTAGCATAAATGCAATTAAGCTTGACAATCTCAAGTCAACCGTTGAGCTGATGCAAAACATTAATGATCTTAAGGAAACTGATGCGGCCGATGGACTTAAGTCAATTGCTGAGTCAATACAAGCTGTCATAGAATCCCTTAAACCAAAGGAAGCTGCAGCCACTACGGCAGCCGCGCCTGCATCGCTCCCTCCAGGTGTACAGGGAACACAAAAAGCTTCGCCCGCCGCTAAACCTGCAACGGGATCACCTCAGGATATGAGTCAAACTCTTGCCAAGTTGCAGGCCACACTCTCTCAAATCAATGTAACTCTCTCAAATCTACCAGCCGATATTGCGGCTATTGAAATAAAAATGCCAAAGGACTGAAACTAGTTAGGAATTGTCTAATATAAAGTTTTAGGTAAGGAACGTTGGAGAACAGTTTATTTTAGATTAGAGGATTTATGGCAGACACTATAGTATGGTTTGATGT